TCCGGATAGTCACCCCGCTAGTGGGATTTCCGTAGTGGAGTTTCCGGATAGTCGCCGCGGGGCAGCGGGCGCCGGGCAGCGGTCGCGGGGCAGCGGCCGATGGCCGCCGGGCACGGGCCGCGGGGCACGGGCGGTTAGCCGCGAGCCGCTGGCCGTTATCGCTCCCGCTCGAGCAAGCGGTGGTGCACGGTGTGGCCGCGCATGAACCCGTCCAGGTGGACCAGCCACTCGGGGCCGCCGTCATACTCACGGACCGCTCGACCGTGGCGGCCAGCCTCCGGGCCGCCGGTGACCACGATCCGGGCGTTGCGGGTCAGCCAGTCTGGGTGCTTGGACATGGCGGTCGGGCTCCTTCGTTGCTCGAGGCGGGCTGCCGCCGGCGGATATATCTTCTCTACTGGACGCGCGTAGCAAGATCATTATTTATATACCAATCTGGACGTGCGCGAGATCATGATCCACTCCTTCCATGATCCACATCTCCAAGATCCACTTTGGTGATGATCTTTGAAGGGGATTGGAGTTGATCATTAGACCTCTGATGGTTCGATGTCGAATGATTAGACCTCTGATGGTTCGATGTCTGATGATTCGATGTCGAACGATGAGGGGGGTCTTCGATTGGCTTCTGATGGTTCGATGTCGAAGGGTGGTAGTCCGTGTTCGGTCGTTCACCTGGTAGCCGATGCTCGGTCGGTCATCCGGTGACATGTGCCAGTGCCTCCGCCCGGTCGACCTCGCGCACCTGGTCACCGGTGACGACCCACCAGCGCCGGCCGTACCGCTTGCGCCCCTCGTTCGACTCGTAGGCGCCGTCGGTGACGAGGTAGGTCTTGGTACCGGTCATCCCGGAACGGCTCAGCCGCGAGCTCACAGCGGTCAGGAACTCGCGCTGTAGGCCACCAGGAGCGGCTCGGTCGGTACCGAGCACCTGGGCCAGCCAGGTCTTCCCCTCGGGTGTGCAGACGTCTAGGTCCAGCTCTGGCATGGCTTCTGTCCTTCGTTGGTAGGGGTGCGGAACGGGAAACGCCCCGCACGACACCCAAGGATCTGGGCGCGTACGGGGCGCTGTGCGGCTCGTAGGGGCCGCTATGTGCTCACCGGTAGTGCTGGGTCTAGCTGGGTCGGGTCGCGGCCTCTATGAACCGCTCACGGCTGAATCCTGGGTTGGTGGTCTCGAGCACCTCGGCATGGCTCACCGCGAGGGATGTCCGTTGGGCCAGAGTCAGGCCAGGTGTCTCCCGAATGTGTCGGGCCAGTGCTTCGAAGTCGCGCTTGTGCAGTCGTGCCATGGTGCGGTCCTCCGTTCGTTGGGTGGGCTAGCGGGTGACGCGGTGCCGCTGTAGCTCGGCAGTGCGGCAGGCACCGCAGTACGGGCGGTCTGAGGCGCGATCGTGATTCGGGTGCTGCTCGGTCGCTTGCACGCGGAGCTGCCGGCACCGCGAGCACGGGCACTCCACGAAGCCGCAGCAGGTGTCAGGCATGATCAGGCCTCCCCAAAGAACCGGCGGACCCACTCCGGGCCGAACGTGCCGAACCGGTCAGCGTCGCGTACGAACGTCTGATGGCCTCGGGGTAGGATCATCACGACCGGACCACCGAACCGGGGTGAGCCGGCGAAGGCGACCATCGATCGCCCCTCCCCCGGGTACTCGACCACCGCGGCGTACTGAACCTGGCCGGCGATGGCGCTGATTTTGTGGATGCTGTGGATGGTGGGCGAGTCACTCATGACGCTGTCTCCGTTCGTTGTGGGTGCCGTAGTCGTTCAGCCCCGCGTACCGAGTCACCCCGGTACGCGAGACTCAACGGCCGGTCAGCGGTCGGCGAACACGTTGCCTCCTTCGCGCGCCTCGTAATCGGCCAGGTGGCCACGGCGCACGACGGCACCGCACTGGCAGTGCTGCTCATGCTGGCCAGTGAGCGTGCGCCGGTGGCCCCACTTGTGCCGGAGGTGCTGGCCGGCCAGGGTCAACGCACCATCGCGGAACCGGTCACCTGTCTGCCAGTGGAAGTCCGCGCCGTCGTGGTAGTAGGTCGCCTTAGCGGCCGGATCCGCGTCGAATAGCGCGCCTAGGAAGATGCCCCACTCGTCCCATGTGGCCGCTTTGTACGGCGCGGCGCCATCCTTGCCACTGTTGCCCCACTGGCCGCCAGTGTTGCCGCTACCAGCCAGCAACACGTCAAAGGCGCGGACGTGACTCCGCGAGCCGTGCGAGGTGAGCCGCTCGAACGTGACGCTGACCGGCCGTAGGGAGCGGACCTGAGCGTCGGTGAGGGAAGTGTGGATGCGCATGATCGTGGTCTCCGTTGCTCGATGTGTGCGGGTGGGCCTAGCGCTTGCGGTTCTCGTCTCGGGTGCGGCGGGTGATGACGCGGTACCGACCACCCTCGTTGTCCCGGTAGTCACGGAGCGACTGACGGATAACGGTCCGGGTGTCATCGGCGGTGAGGTCTTCCCACCCGCAGCCGTAGTGACCTTGTAGGACGAAGTACTCGGCTGGCTGACGAGGCATGGCTCAGACCTCCCGCTTCAGTAGCTCGCGCCACTGGCTCGGGGTGACCTGGATGCTCTCCGGGTGCATACCGGTGTCGGAGAGGAACTGAGACACCCACTCCGGGCGGTTGTGGCGGTGCCGCTCCGTGCGGATTACCCGGCCACGGCCGTAGGCGACGTAAACCCGCCGCGAGTTGCCGTTCACGTCGTTCTTGGTTCGATACTCGATGATGTTGGCGATTTCAGACATGATCTTGGTTCTCCGTTGCTCGATGGGAGTGGGTCAGCCGATGTGTCCGAGCCGAGATAGCTGGCGGTCGATCAGGCGAATGATCAAAGTCACCCGGTAGAACCGGTCAGACAAACCAACACAGTCGTACTCGCGGACAATGTTCAGTTGAGCGTGCCGCGCCAACAGGGCGTCAACGGGCATGGTGCGGATCAGGCGGGCAATGTCGGTGAGCTGCATACCCATATCCTCCCCTGAATCGCCGATACTGTCACTACCTACTGACACTCTGATACCGGACCGTTACCCGGTCAGTCGGGCGGTGCGAGGGTCCAAGTGACGGTTGCGCCGTCGACCACTGAGGTACCGGAGTACGTACGGTAGTAGCGGGCGCACGGGCCGCAGACGTGCTCGCTTAGCTGGGCGCCGTCCGGGTAAGCCATATCGACCCGAGTCTGTGCGCTACGCGGGCAGCGGATGGTCTGGCACTTCATGATCACTTACTCCCTCGGACGTAGTACTTGGCGTAGGTAGCGGACAGGAAGCCGTAGGTCTCGCTGTAGCTGATGTGGTAGCGCTCGAGCCGCTTCGGGTGCTTGCGGACATAGGCCGCGATGGCCGCTCCGCGCTCTCCCCGGGTGCCACCTGTCGCTCGGACTTCCATCATTCGGGTATCACGGACCTGCCACTCAGACGCGCTCACGTCGCTGTATGCCATGACTCAGACATCCTCTCGCGGGTAGTCGGTGCCCTCGGCGTACTCGAGTAGCTCGCGGAGCTCACGCTGGCACTCAGTCGCGTTGTCGTAGTTCTGAGGCCGGGTAACAACCTTGGCGAACTCGCGCCGGACCTCATCGGCCAGCCCCTCGGACGTCCAGCGCGGGTGACCCGTGGCGAATGCGGTGAGGTTGACGTCACGGGGGCTCGGTGAAATCCAGCCGGCGGCTATCTCGCGTGCCTTAGCGGTACTGATCATGACCAACTCCGTTCGGAAGGCGAGCAGCACCGCATCCCACCCGTCGGGTTCGAGGGCGAGGAATCGGCGGCTGGTCGTTGTGCTCATGACATCAATCTACACGGTGTCAGGCACTAGTGACATAACGGAATGGTAAAGAACTGTCAGGGAGTGTGGACACTAGGTACGGCATGCCGGAGTGTATGCGGCATGAGAAGAGAACTCGTCAAGCGGCCCAGCCTCTCGCGCCGGCGTTCGTCCTCGGGTGGCGGAGGGTTCAGCCTCCTGGGCATGGTCCTGGTCATCGGCGCGATCGGTGTCGGCTGCGAGGGCACCGCATCGGCCAGCGAGCTCGCGCCGGTGTCGGCCAGCTGCACCACAGACCAGGATTGCGCCGCGAAGGGCTACCAGGATGCCTACGGCGTCACCCCGGAGAAGACGCGCGAATACTCCGACCGCTACTACCTCGCCGACGATGACGCGGTGGACCCGATCGCACAGTGTCTACTGCGGCTCGGATACCGGGGCATCGCCGGTGATGGTGACTCGGTGATCTACGCCAGTACCGAGGCGATCGAGGGTTGCTCGCCGGAACCGGTTCGGGAGGTCTGAGCCATGGACTTCGCACACTGGACCACGGCGGAGCTAAACGAGGCGATCAGGAGCACGGAGAGGGCGCTACAGCCTGACTTCGGCCACATGCTGAGCGACAACGCACGGAACGCGCTAGCCGGCCGTGTCGCGCGCCTCAAGCGGGAACGCACCCGGCGATGGGTCACGGGGGAGCGATGATCAATTTCACGCTGCCGCACGATGCGGCCAGCCTCGCGGCACTCGATCGCGGGCAACTCGAGATGATGTCTTGGTTGCTCGGCGCCTACCTGGCCGATGAGCCGATGCTCGACCCGCTCACCGCCGCGTCACTGCGCCAGAGCTTGACCGAGGTACGTCGTCGCCTCGTCTGGACCGAACCGACCACCTAACCGCATAGCTCGACCACTAGAGCCTCGTAGCCGCGCGCTACGGGGCTCTCTGGCGTGCCCGATTGGAGAGCCATGGCGTGGGAAGGCTCGAGCCGAAGCGCTTCGCTACCGGGCAACTGGGCCACGCTGCGCCGGCGGATTCTGCGCCGCGACCCGATGTGCCAGATTCGCGGACCGCGCTGCAGCGGGCGCAGCACGGAGGTCGACCACTTCGGAGCGGCTGACGACCATGACTCGCTGCGAGGGGCCTGCGGCGCGTGCCACGGCTCCCGTAGCGGGGCTCAGGGCGGTTCGGCTAGCGGCACCGCCCGGCGCGCTCGTAGGGCGTCCCGCAGCAGACCCGTAGAGCAGCACCCGGGCATCACCGGTACCCAGAGAAGGGCATAGGCCATGAGGGTCGAATACCTGGCAGGCAAGCGGCACGGCTCACAGGCCGATGTCGAGGACAGCATTGGTCACTGGCTGGTGGACAAGGGGCGTGCCCGGGAGGTATCCGCCCAGGGGCCCGATCCCTCCGCGCCCAGTGCCCGTACCGAGGACACAGAGACCAAGCCTAAGAGGCGTGCACCACGGCGCGCACCACAGGGGAAGGCCTCAGAGCGCAAGGACTAGAGCACCCTCCTACCCACCCTGCTGCCCCTCGGTACACACCACACAGGACAGTGCACAGAGGACAGTGCACAGAGGACAGTGCACAGAGGACAGTGGTCATGATGCTGCGTACACACCACATAGGACAGAGCACATGAGACTGTGCACATAGGACAGTGCACTGTGGACCATGGGGTGAGGGGTGGGGGTGGGGGCATGCATGTGCATGCATATGTCCTTGCTTCTCTTCCATTCCGCAGAGGGAATGTCAAGAAAAAAATAAATATTTTTTGAGAAATTTCCTTCCATCGAAACCCTTGACAAAGCGGCTCGGTTACGGAGGGTGGGGGGAGCCCCCATGATCATCAGGGTCGGCACCGGTCCGTGAATGCTCAAAATCAAATGCGAGCCAACGTTCCCGTTTTCCACTACCCACAGTGAGCAAAGGAGGCCCCGCGAATGGCCACCAAGTACCCCGCGCCGGCTGGTCTCGGCGAGCGCGCCGAGTTGCTCTGGCACGACATCACCGAGCGGTGGGATCTGCGGGTGGACGAGCTGATCGTGCTCGAGTCGGCCTGCCGGGAAGTGGATCTCATCGACCGGATGGCCGCGCACCAGGAGTCCGCCGACCTGATCACCGTCGGCTCGCAGAAGCAGCTGGTGGCCGGCCCGATGCTCGGTGAACTCCGCGCTCACCGCGCGCTGCTGGCCGCGCACATGAAGCAGCTCAACCTGCCCGACGAGGACGGTCGCAAAGCGAACAAGGTCTCCGAGACGCAGCGCGCCAACGCGAACGCCCGTTGGAAGCGCGCCGGCTAGTAGATGGCTGTCTCCCGGACCTCGGGCGAGGCCGACGACACCGAGGCGCTGGCCGAGATCGAAGGCTGGTACCGCTACGAGCTGACCAAGCCGGTGGAGATCCCCACCTACCGATACGAGCCGGTGCGGATCGGCCCGACCTGGCAGACCGAGACGGTGGGCGGGGTGCGCCGCTGGCTGCTGCCGGAGCGCTCGCTGGGCTGGGACGCGCTGGCCTGGTGTGGCCGCTGGCTGCAGCTGACCCGGGGCGAGCCGTGGCAGTTCACCCTCGAGCAGGCCCGGTTCCTGCTGCACTGGTACGCGGTGACGCCGGACGGTCAATGGGTCGCCCGGGACGGCGTGCTGCAGCGGCTGAAGGGCTGGGGCAAAGATCCACTGGGCGCCACCATGTCCATGTTCGAGCTGCTCGGCCCGTGCCGGCTGGCCGACTGGGACGGTGATCGGCCGGTGGGCCGCCCGAACCCGGACGCCTGGATCCAGACCGCGGCGGTCAGCCTCGAGCAGACCAAGAACACCATGCGGCTGTTGCCCGGGATGGTCAGCGACGAGTGCCGGGCCAACTTCGCCGTGCAGATCGGCAAGGAGACCGTCTACGCGCTGGGCGGCACCCGGTTCATGCAGGCGGTGACCAGCTCCCCGACCACCCTGGAGGGCGCCCGGGCCACCTTCGTGCTGCTCAACGAGACGCACCACTGGGCGGCCAACAACTCCGGGCACGACATGGCCGACGTGATCGAGCGGAACGCCACCAAGTCACCCGGCGGCTCGAGCCGGACGCTGCGCATCACCAACGCCTACGAGCCGGGCATGGACTCGGTGGCCGAGCGGGACCGGGAAGCCTGGGAGAACGCCCGGGCCGGCAAGGTGGAGGACATCGGGCTGCTGTATGACTCGCTCGAGGCCGCCCCGGAGGCGCCGCTGAGCGCGGAAGCCGCCCCGGAGGTGGCCACCACCATCCGCGGCGACTCGGTCTGGTTGGACATTCCCGGGATCGTGAAGTCCATATTGGACTCCCGGAACCCGCCGAGCCGCTCCCGCCGGTTCTGGTACAACCAGGTCACCGCCGCCGAGGACGCCTGGATGACCCCGCAGGACTGGGACGCGATCGCCGCCAAGGACCAGATCGTCATGCCGGACGAGCCGATCGTGGCGTTCTTCGATGGCTCCAAGAGCGACGACGCCACCGGGTTGGTCGGCTGCCGGATCTCCGACGGCTTCGTGTTCCGGATCGGCTCCTGGACCAAGCCGCCCGGCGAGCGGGGCAAGCGCTGGATCGTGCCGCGCGATGAGGTGGACCGCTCGGTGACCGCGATGTTCGAGGCGTACCGGGTGCGGGCCATGTTCGCCGACCCCTCCGACGTGCGCGACGACGAAGGCGAACGGTTCTGGGAGCCGCTGATCGACGGATGGCACCGCCGGTACGGCCAACAGCTCGACCACTGGTCGGTGCGCGGCGGTGAGCGGACCCATTCCATCGCCTGGGACATGCGTTCCAAGGAGCGCCAGCGGCTGTTCACCGACGCGGCCCAGCGGTTCGTCACCGAGGCCCGGGACCGCGGCTTCCGCCACGACGGCGACCTGGCGCTGCGGCTGCACGTGCTGAACGCGCGCCGCCGCCCCAACGAGTTCGGCATCAGCCTCGGCAAGGAGAACCGCGAGTCGTCCCGGAAGGTTGACCTCGCGGTGTGCGCCGTCGGTGCCCGGATGCTGCGCCGGCTGCTGGAGAACAAGGCGCCGGCCGAAACAAAGCCCCGCTCAGGGAAAGTGTGGTGATCCACGTGAAGATCCGATGGGCCGCGTCCGTCCCGCTCACCGCGGTACTGCTGCTGGCCTCGGTGTTCCCGGCCTGGGCCGGTGACGAGCACCGCGACGACCGCGACCACTCCTCCGACAACCGGCACTGGTACGACGACCGCGAAGAAGGTGAGGACGAGTACTGGCACGACGATGACGGCGACTCGAACGGCACCGGCGGCGACGACCCGGTGGTGATCCCGACCGGGGACGAGCAGAACATCTCCGCCGAGCTGACCGGCTACAGCTGGCAGGACAACACCCCGCCCGGCTCAGCGGAGATCTGCTGCGCGGTGCTGCACTCCAAGGCCGGCGGCCAGGGCACCTTCGCCGACCCGATCACCACCGCGGTGCCCGGCTCCGGATCGAGCATGGAGACCCCGGCCGGCACCCGGCTCTACATCGAGCGCCTGCGCCGCTACTTCATCGTGGAGGATTCCGGCGCCACTTCCACCGGCAAGCCCCGGTTCGACCTCTGGGTGGGCGGCGAGAACCACTCCAAGAGCGACTCCGACGCCTGCATGAATTCCTTCACCGGCCCGGCCCAGGTGACCCTGAATCCCCGCGACGGGTTGCCCGTCACCACCGGCGAGCTGACCACCGCCGGCGGCTGCAACCTCTGATGAAGGGCCGCCAGTCGGCTCGGGCCGTGGTGTTTCGAGACAGCTCCGGCACTCCGGTCTGGCGGTGGAACTGCCGGGTTCCGAACTGCGGAGCCGATGAGTGGCACGGCCGGTGGAACGACGCCTACGACCACGCACGAGGACATCTGAAACGTCACGAGTCGTTCGGATTCTCCCGCCCCCTCTGACCCGAAAGCGAGTCCCCCCGTGCCCGTGCCTGTGATCAATGGCCGCTCCCTCGGCCGGTTGCCCTACGACCCGACCAAGCCGAACGTCCGGCTGCGTCGTCGTCGCGGCGCCACGCTGTCCCCGCCGGCGCAGAGCGATTGGGGCTGCGACGCGATGAACACCATGGCGCTGAATGACGATCTGGGCTGCTGCACCATCTCCGCCAAGGTGCACATCGTCACCAGCCAGCAGTTCTACGGGCAGAGCCGCACCGTCGTGGTGCCGGATTCCGAGGTGCTGAAGGGCTACCAGGCCGTCTCCGGCTACAAGCCCGGCCAGCCGCGCACCGACGTGGGCGCCACCATGCAGGACTCCTACGACTACTGGCGCAAGACCGGCTTCCTGGTCTCTGGGGCCAGTTACCGGATCGAAGCGTTCGCCGAGATCCCCACCGGCAGCCGCGGCGAGCTGGACCACGACATGATCAAGACGTGTATCGATGCGTTCGGCGCGGTGGACATGGGGATGAGCTTCCCCGACTTCGCCATGGACCAGTTCGACGCCAACCAGGTGTGGGACTACAACCCGCGCAAGCGCTTCAACATCGACGGGGGACACGACGCGCCGTACATCGGCTACGGCGGCTCCGGCGCGGGCGCCTACTACGACGTGTGGACCTGGGGCCGCCGCCAACGCATGTCGGTGGCTTTCGCGGAACGCTTCTGCGAGGAGTTCTGGACCCATGGAGAACGCGACTGGCAGCGCCTCGACGGCACCGTGCCCAACGGCATCGACGGCCAGGCCGCCCTCGCCGAGTTCGAGGCGCTGGTCAATGGTGACGGCGCTGCCGTCGGTTGGGACGGAGCTCCGCCGGCCCCCGTCGATCCCCCGGTGGACCCGACGCCCGAGCCGGACCCGCCCGCCCCGGTAGGCGACCCGGACGGCGAGCTGAGCCACGCGTTCGACGTGTGGCGCGCGGCCAAGGGCCTGTAGATCGTGCTGGGGCTGTGTCGGTGGCTGGCCGCACGTATCCGCCGCCGGCCCAGTCCCGGCCGCCAACTGCGTCGTGAGGCGCTCCGACAAGCCAAGGAGAACCGGTGGCGCTGAGTGTGGCCGACCTGGGGTCGCTGCTGAAGGACGAGCTGATCCCGAAGTGGCAGACCGAGCACGAGCGGCTGTGCAAACTGGACGGCTGGTACCGGTGGAGCCCGGAGGATGTGCGGATCCCGCGCGGCGCCACCCCGGAGCTGAAGGCGCTGCTGGAGCTGTCCCGGACCCCGTGGCTCGGCCTGGTGGTCACCTCCACCGCGCAATGCCTGTTCGTGGACGGGGTGCGCTCCGCGCTGGACAAGGTGGGCGACCCGGAAGAAGTCAACCGGCAGCTGGCCGCCAAGCCGGGCGCGCCGATCCCGCCGGTGCAGGACAAGCCGAACCTGCCCGAGGGGCCGTGGGAGATCTGGCTGGCCAATCAGCTGGACAAGCGGCAGTCCGCGATCCACCGCGCGGCCATCGCCTACGGCTACAGCTACACCACCGTGCTGCCCGGCGAAGACTTCCGCGGCGAGCCGATGCCGGTGATTCGAGGGGTATCACCGCGCAAGATGCTGGCCTTCTACGAAGACCCGGCCGAGGACGACTGGCCGGTCTACGCGATGCAGGTATTGGCGCACAAGCCGCAGTCGGACATGCGGGTCAAGGTCTACGACGACCAGCACGTCTACACCGTCACGGTGCCCTACGGTCGCTCTGACCTGTCTGACGGGCCGACGGTGCAGCTGGAGGACACGAAGCGGCACGGCGCCGGGGTGTGCCCGGTGGTCCGGTACTGCTACGAGCTGGACCTGGACGGCCGCAGCCCCGGCGAGGTGGAGCCGCACATCCCGCTCGCTATGCGGATCAACAAGACCGCCTACGACCGGATGCTGGTGCAGCACTTCAACAGCTGGAAGATCCGCTTCATCGCCGGACTCGAGGCGCCGGACAACGAAGCGGAGGCCAACCGCAAGAAGCTGAAGCTGTCCCAGGACGACTTCCTGATCTTCGAGGATCCGGACACCAAGGCCGGCAGCCTGCCGGAGACCACCCTGGACGGCTTCATTCGGGCGCACGAGAACGACGTGCAGGCCCTGGCGGCGGTCACCCAGACGCCCACCCACGAGCTGACCGGCAACATGATCAACCTGTCGGCGGAAGCGTTGGCCGCCGCCCGCGCGAGCCAGGGACAGAAGGTGGACGGGCTCAAGCACAGCATCGGCGGCAGCCATGCCCAGAGCCTGCGCCTCGCCAGCTCGATGCGCGGCGACGAGGAGCACGCCAAGGACATCACCCTGCGGGTCACCTGGCAGGACACCTCGATTCGCTCCATCGCCCAAGCGGTCGACGCGTTGGGCAAGGCCGCGACCATGCTCAACATCCCGGATCAGGCACTGTGGTCCCGCATCCCGGGCGTGGAGAAGTCCGATGTGGAGGAGTGGAAGCGGATGGCCAAGCTGGCGGACCCGCTCGAGCGGATGCAGGCGGAGATGGAGCGCCAGGCCAAGGCGGTACCGGACGCGGCGGCGCTGGCCAAGAAGGGCACCCCGGGCCAGGACTCGGTGGCCAAGTCGAAGGCCGCCGCGACGAACGGCCGGGCCTAGTGGCCAGCACCCGGGACGGCCGGCTGCTCACCGAGGCGCACCGCCAGGAGCAGGTCGCGCTGCGCGCCGGATTCCTCGGCGAGCTGATTCCACTGTGGACGCTGCTGGACTGGTACCGGATCGATGAGACCACCCCGGCCTGGCTGCAGGCGGTGATGGGGGTGCTGCGATCTTGGCGCCAGGAGTCCGCTGTCGTCGCGGAATCGTATTACGACCGGTACCGTGAGGTAGAAGTGCCTGATCTTTCCATACCGGTGCCCTCCGTCGAGCACATCCACGCTCCGGAGGTTCGGGGTCACCGGGAGCCGGATCGGCCCGTGGTCGTCAACCTTGATGATCGACGGGCCGATCTGCGTTCCAAGGACCGCGACTGGGCCGACGTCGCGCACTTCGGTGAATTCAAGCCGGCGGTGCTGGACTGGGGCGACATCGACCCGCACGTGGTCCGCTCGATCACCGGCGCCGGCCCGGACTACCTCAAGCACCTGTCCAAGCGCGGCGAGCGGGAAGAGCCGGCCAAGCTCAAGGCGCTGGTCACGGTGTCCGGGGTGGGCAGTCGGCACGTGCTCAACGGGGGCCGCAACACCCTGGAAGCCTTGATCAAGGCCGACCCGGTGGTGAACCGGTGGATCCGAGTCACCGACGGCGACCCGTGCAGCTTCTGCGCGATGCTGGCCGGCCGCGGCCCGGTGTACGTCACCGCCACCTCCGCCGGGTTCTCCGCGCACGACAACTGCGCCTGCACCGCCGAGCCGGTGTTCTCCTCCAAGGCGGCCTGGCCCGGCGACGCGGCGCTCTACCGGCGGCTGTGGCGGGAGAACATCGAAGGCAAGTACTCCGGCAACGACGCGCTGAACGCCTGGCGACGGCTGTATGAGGGCCGGCGGCGCGAGCAGCAGCAACCCGAGCAGATCACCGCCTAGCAGTACCAGTGCCGGCGGCAGAACCGCGACTTGTCGTTGTCCCCGCCACCGTTCGGCAGGGGTACGTAGCGAGTCTCCGCCGGAACTGGCGCGTCGGCACAGATCCGCTCGCCGGTGTCCATGGCGCGCAGCTTGGCCACGTACTCCGGTGACGCGTCGTTGTAGCGCGGGTCGCCGTCGCGGTAGAGGCCGGTGTGCTCGTAGGTGATCATCAACTCGCCGAAGTCGCTGCCGTTGCGCGTCTGGACGTAGCGCAGCAGCCGACCCCACTGATCCTTGTCCGGAGACCCGGGTTGCGCGCGCAGCGAGACCCGCGCACCGTCACCTAACCAGGTCTCGGCCTGCTCCTTGGCCTCCTTGCCGCCGGCCGTGGCGATCTCGCACGAGTTGATGCCGAGCACCCGGACCCGCTGCCCGCCGGCGATCTCGAAGGTGTCTCCGTCGATCACCCGGGTCACCACTACGCCAGGGTCTACCGCAGCTGGTATCGGTACCGGCACGTAGGAGGCCACGGCCTGAGTCGTGGTTGCGGCGGCTGCCGTGGTGGCGGCCGGGGGTACCGGGTCCGAGTTCCCGCAGCCACCTCCGATGCTGAGTACTAGCGCGGCAACGATCACTACTAGGCAGCCGCCACCTCCGTTCTTTCGTTTCGTCATGGCCGAAGTATGCCACAAGTTGAGGCAAACACAAGTGTCCCCCGGCACACCGGCTGGGGAGTCCCGCAATGGGAGGAACGAGCCGAAATGGCTGACCAGGATCAGAACGACCAGAACACCGGCCTCAACGTCTCCGACGCGGACGCCGACGCATTGCTGAACGACGACGGCAGCACTGAGGACACCGG